AGCTATCTAAAGAATTACTATAGCGAATTTGGATATAGTGTACTTGCGCCGTCTAGTCAAGAACTTGATTTAACAAACTTAAGCGCAGTTCAATCTTATATGGCTGCAAATGCAGTGCATGTAATAATAAATTGCGCATTTTATGGTCGTGAAATGATTCATAACCCAAGCGAAGATTTTTACATTAAAAACTTTGCTATGTTTGGTAATTTATTAAATCAATCACAATATTATAAAAAGTTCATACATCTTGGAAGCGGGTATGAATATGATATCGAAAGAAACATTGATGCCGCAGATGAAGATGATATTCTTTATGTCGATCCAAAACAACCATATGCCTCGTTAAAAAATAAACAAGCAAGACATTTGCATGAACGCGACAACTGCTACAATTTGCGATTGTTTGGATTGGTTCATCGCAGCGAGCCTAATGCTAGGTTTTTTAAAAAATTGATGAATGATGACAAGGTAGTAATTAACCAAGATTGCAGATATGATTTTTTTAATCTTGAAGATTTACCGCAAGTAGTTGATCTTGTTTTGAATAATACTATTCAGCATAAAGCAATTAATTGTGTATATGAAAACAAGTATACTTTAAGTCAGCAAGCTAAAATGTTTTGCGATATTAAAGGTATAGACTATAACAAGGTAGTAATAGAAAATACTTCTAACAAGGGATATACTGGAAGTAATGTAAGATTGGCCAGTTATAACTTGCCACTCATGGGACTAGAACTAGGAATGTTTGGTTATTAACCAACTTTTTCAACATTAAAATTTTCGCACAACCGCTTTACATATTCTAAAAAATGACATGGCGTAATATCTATATCTTTTCGTACATACCAAGTTTCAAAATGATCTTGTGGTTTTCCAAATGGAAACACACCATATACTGCAACTTTGTATCCATGTGATTCTAAAAGTTTTCGCGACATCAGATCATAATTTCTATCCGTGCAGTATAAATCATGCTCATAGGTTATACAATCAAAAGAAAACCCTTGATTTAATATGCGTTTTAACGCAGTAAATGTATGCTTTGGCGGATCGATATCACATGATAGATATGTAAGATGTTTTGGAAATCCGTATTGTGTTAGTACAGTATCATAGTCAAAAATCAAAGCATCACCAAAACATATAGGTTGTTTTCTTTTGTTTTGATTTTTCCAATCTGGCATAAGGTCAGTATTATATTCGATACTTACCCCGCGCCAACCAGCGTTAACTTCTAATTGATATGTGTTACTGTGGATTGATGGATGATTTGCGCCAATTTCTAAGTATGTTCGATCACCCTGTATAGACATTGCAAATATATCTTGTAACGACTGAGAATTTGTACGAATCGTTTCCATTAGTTTGGAATTAACCTTTCAAGCATTCTTGAATAATCTGCCCACACTGACTCGCGGCTATATGCTGTGTAGAGTGGTTCCAATGGCGCAGTGCCTTGCGCAATAATTTCTTTTATACTTTTATCTTCAATGAAAATACTTGGTTCAATATTCCAGAAATTACGGAACTGGTGACTTCGTGTTAACGCAATTGGACGACGAGCAGCTAGCGCATAATCTGGTGAACTTGCAATACCACAGCCATCTAGATAATCATAGAAATAACAATTAATAGTATTGTGTGCTAGCCAATCTACAATATCATGCGTTTCTTTTAAATCGTGACTAAACTGTAACTCAATGCCTGGTTTAGTAATAATACTTTTAACTTCTTCGACGCGAGCATAAGCATTGCTGCCTTGGTATCCATGAATAAGGTCTTCATAATATCCAAATGGAATATGCAATCTAAAAATTGCTTCGTCAAATTCTTCTTGAACTTTTTCAGCAAGTCTAGCAATTCCTTTATGAACTGGACCAAACCCTTGAAACCCAATAATAGGTTTAGGACCATCCTGATAAACATGTGTACTAGTAGGCGGTAGGAGTCTGTTAGTTATAAAGACACGATCATTACCTACCACGCTTGGATCGTCTGCAAGCAAATACTGCCATCCAGCATGGTTATCAGGATGAAACTCGTCTGACAAACGCTGATACATATCATGCATAATTCTAACTTGTGGAACAGGAATCTGCATACGAACTTGCGGTTGATCCATCCATCCAGTAGTGCCAGGCGCATAGTTATAAATTAAACAATCTGGTTGCCAATCATTGACTGCACTAACAAATTCATCGCCATACTCGTCAGTGTATAATACTTTGAAATCATAATCTGGATGTTGCTCAAGGGTTTCACCAATAAGTTTACCAATGAGTCCTATTCCACAAGCTGCTTTGTGACCAAGTGTTTGGGTCACGAATAGTACACGAGATTTCATTGTTGCGATGCCTTTACTTGTTCTGCAATCCAGTTATATGTTTTAGTTAAGCCAGCATACAAATCTTGAGTAGGCACCCAATTTAGTTTTTCCCTAATAAGATCATTGTTGCTGTTGCGTCCACGAACGCCTTGTGGACCATCTATATGCTTAATAGTAATTATTTTATCTGCAATACCACTAACCATTAACACAAGGTCATTTATTGAAATAAGATGATCGCTACCAATATTAACTGGACCACTAAAGTCACTGTCCATAAGGCGCATTACGCCTTCAACACAATCATCAATATGCAAGAATGAACGAGTTTGTAATCCATCGCCCCATATCTCAATCTCACCGCCTTCGCTTGCCATTGCTACTTTACGACAAATAGCTGCTGGTGCTTTTTCTTTGCCACCGCTCCAAGTTCCGTGTTCGCCAAAGATGTTATGGAAGCGAGCAATACGATTGCGCATGCCATACTGACGATTATACGAAAGATAAAGTCGCTCACTAAACAACTTTTCCCAACCATATTCAGTATCAGGATGTGCAGGATATGCAGTATATTCACGGCAATCTGGATTCTGTGGGTCTACTTGGTTAAATTCATTGTACACACATGCACTGCTGCTGAAAAATACTTGTTCTACACCTTGACGGCGAGCACTATCTGCTACATTGAGATTAATTTTAGCACTGTTGGTCATGACATCTGCATCATTGTCAACATTTCCAATATACCCAATACCACCCATATCTGCAGCAAGCTGAAATACACGGTCAAATTTACGATCAATAATAAAATCTACAACTTGCGGATTACGACAGTCGCCTATATAAAACTCATCACACGCACTTGATGCAAATTCAGGTGCTTTTAAATCAACGCCGCGCACCCAATATCCTTCAGTCTTTAATCGCTTAGCAATATGACTACCGATAAATCCACCTGCGCCAATAACGGCAGCGGTTTTTTGTGTTACTTTTTCTATTTTGTACATTATAGATACCTATCCAATATTGTTTCAAAGTTTTTTATGTAATTATCGTTGTTATATCGCTGTCTAAACTCTTCGGTTGGTTCTAGTCCGCGAGCAATAGTATCTTTTATACTGTTCTTTTCAGCCAACAATTCTTGTTTCCAATTCATGTGACGATACATGTTACTATCACTTAATAGAATTGGTTTCATTGCAGTTAACCCGCTGTCTACGCAGCTAGATATACCACGACCAGGCTGTGTTGCATATAGAAACATATTAAGATCATTATTGTTCAAGAACTTCGCTAGGCTATAACGATCTGGAATAAACTCGTGTGTGATATTAACCGTTACATTGGGTTTAGCAATAGCACGACAATGATTAGCAATGCTATGCGCAAGACCGCCTGTCATATCAACATAAGCGCCGTAAGAAATGTTAATGTTTACTTCAACTGGTTCATCAAACTGTGCATTGACTAGTTCAACAATGCGTGGAAAATTTTTAGTTTGCTGACCAAATCCAAATGAACCAATCTTTAATACTTTACTAGGCGGCGAGTATTGAATATCATCATAGAATATAAGTGGACGACCTACTGAACTATGCGTCTCGGTTGGTGAAAATGTAGGATCACAAACAAAATGATGGTCTACATGAGGAAAAACATTATAATTATCGTGTCCAGTAATGACAAACTGCGGAATACCAGTTCTGCTCAGCACATAATCGCTTAACCATGGCATAGTAGATGGATGATGATTCCATATGATACCATCAACAATAGCATCATCAAAATAATTAAAAAATCCATTTTGATGATCTACTTCAACAAGTTCAAATTTATACTTCTTACTTTGTTGCAGAATCTTAAAAGAAAACAAACCATAGGTATGAATCCCACAGTTTGTTTCACTATTCATTACAATTGCGATTTTACGCATTTTTATAGCCGCTACTCTGCTTGTTATTATAGATATCGTTGATAGCAGTTTCAATAATTTTTACTGCTGGACTTGCGTAAGTTGTTGTGCTGCTACGAAAATCAGCTTTAATATCTAATCCATATGGCAGCGTATCTTCTGGCTTATGACTAAAGTTTACAAATACTTTATTCATGTCTAAAAGATTTTGCTTGGTATTAGCATAAGTGAATGGACCACTATTCTTGCCAACAATCAAGTTAACTTTAGTTGACAAATAAGATATATCACATAAATCACATTCATTATTGAAAATGTCGTTAGTGAATACTATATTGTTAAGTTTAGTTTCGAACTTTTCAGTTGCAACAAAAGTATCACTACTGTGATTTGCAGCAACATGTTCAATAATCTTTTGCATGTTGTCCATGCTGCTTTGTTTACTAGCAACTGCACTGTTGCAGAAAAGATATACATTGCCGTTAAAACCTGCATAGTTGTCTACTGCAGCCGTATTGTAAACGCTATAATCGATCTGCGGAACATAATCCCACACATCTTCGCTTAGTTTAAGATCAATGCCAAATTGCTGACGAATGTTATTGTAGCACTCACCAATAATACGGTGATGGCTAACATAGGAAGGATGAGTGTTAGCCCATAATCCCATATAACTTCCTACCCAAGTATTGATAAGAATAGTATCGTCATCTTGACCAAATCGTTGCCATTGATCAATTCCATCAAGAACTAATTTATTGTTTTCTTCGTCTAGTGTATCAACAAGATCAACGATAGCACGACCATTTTTCTTATGTGCATAAAAGTAATTCATATCAGGCAACTGACGCTTGATATCAGCAACCCATCCTCGTGTAGAGAATAGGTCACCATAATGCCAATGATTAAAGAATACTATATTTTCCATAGATTATCCAATAACCTGAAATGTTGGACATGGAACAACTAGCTTGCCACCCTTGGCAATAAAATCACTTTCACGCTTGACAAACTCATCAATAAAGTGCCATGGGAGAACAAGTAGATAATCAGGGTTTGCTGCTCGCATCTCTGCTTCACTTACGATTGGAATGTTAGTTCCAACGGTTTGTAGACCAAACTTGTATGGCGAGCGTTCAGCAATAGCAGTTACCAAATCTGGTGTAATTTCAAATAATTGCAGTAGTGTATTGCCCTTAGTTGATGCACCATATCCATAGACTTTCTTGCCTTCTTCTTTAGCTTTATGCAAAAATTCAAGAACTTGAATCTTTAAATCCCATATATTATCACCAAATTCTTTCCAAAGTTTCTCATCAGTGATATCCCACTGTTGTGTTTCATATGCAAGAGTTGAAGAGATACGGAATCCGCACACATCACGCACCTGTTGTGTAGCAAAAGTCTTCTCGTCGCTAGTATCCTTCTGGAAAGTAACACGGAATGAACCACCGTTGGTGTCATTTAGTGAACAATCACGCAGCACAAATCCTTCACTCGCAAACAATTTACGAATACTGCGAAGATCATAATAATACACATGCTCATGACAGATGTTATCAAACGCCAACTGCTTCAACATAAGCGGAGTATAACTCATCTGTAGAACAAATACGCCATCGTCAGCAAGAATAGAATGAGCGTCACGGATGAATGGACGAGGATCGTTCAAGTCATAGAACATAGCAATACAAGTAATGACCTTTGCCTTTTCGCCGCCGTGTCCAAGGCTATCATATGCTTCACGACTAAAGAAATCTTGTTTGACTTCTGCAACCTTGCTGCTTTCCTCTAGATATGAATCGTCAGCGGGATCAATGCCCAACTTAATCATGTTATCAGGAACTTGACGAAGTAATGTTCCATCATTGCAAGCAATATCTAGCCAGATATCGCCATCATTGATTTTAACACGGCTTGTGATTTCGCTTACAATTTCACCTAATTGCTTCGTCATACTTGTGTTGATACCACTACGATACCAATACTGTCCATACATCTTATCAAGTGGTGCTACACCATCAAGACGAACTGCACCGATAGTCTCGTCAAGATAAAGGTCAAGACTCCATGGTTTTGTTTCACGCATTTCTGCGTTTGGTTTCATAAAATCACTTACATAGTGATCACCTAATTCTAAAATCTTTTTCATTGAATCTTCCTTATGTGTAACTTTTTGCTTCTACGATTGTGCTGTTGCACTTTTTATTGATAATTTGTTTTACTTGTGCACGACGAGTATTTGCTGCATAAGTTGAACTTGCAATGTGAACAAAATCCATATCATATGGTTTCTTGTCTTCACTAGGACCATATGTCCTTGCAAGGTCTTCGTTGCGCCAAATAACCTTGTTAACTTCTAGCAATTCTGTAATCTCTTGCGCCAAGTTGATATCTTCAAACTGACCAGTAAGTGCAGTAAGTTCATTTAACTCACGACGAACATGCGATAGTTTATCAAAATCTTTAATCTCTGCCAATTTAATTTGGAGAATTGTAATCTTGTCGTACAATTCTCCAACGCCAATTGGAGCAAGGATTATGCTCATGGATAAACCTTTGCAAGATTATAATCAGTTTCGCACATATCATTAACAAGGTCTTGAAGTGTAAATTGCGGTTCCCACCCAAGAACTTCGCGAACTTTAGTTGCATCACCTTGAATATTAACAACATCTACTGGACGATAGAACTCTGGGTTGACCTTAATCATTACATCACCAGTTACAGCATTGCGAGCAACTTCATCAACTCCACTGCCTTCCCAAACCAACTTGATACCAAAGTATGCAGCAGTCGAGTTACAAAAATCACGAATGCTGCTTTGAATACCTGTTGCAACAACATAATCATCTGGTGTTTCGTGTTGTAGCATCATCCACATTGCGCGAACATAATCCTTGGCATGACCCCAATCACGAAGTGAATCCATATTGCCAAGTTCTAGAACCTTCTGCTTACCTAATACCATGTTGGCAAATGCTTTGGTAATTTTACGAGTAACAAAAAGTTCACCACGACGAGGAGACTCATGGTTGAATAGTAGTCCATTGCAACCAAAAATCTTATAACTTTCACGATAGTTTACCGTGATCCAATATGCATACAACTTGGCTGCACTGTATGGCGAACCAGGATAGAATGGTGTATCTTCCTTCTGCGGATTAAACTTCTGAATACCAAACATTTCACTAGTTGATGCCTGATAGAACTTTGTTTTATTTGTTAGCTTGAGACTGCGGATACTGTCAAGAATACGCAGCGGACCTAGTGCATTTGTATCACCAGTTAGTTCTGGCATATCAAATGATACTTTAACATGGCTTTGAGCGGCAAGATTATAAATCTCATCTGGTTCTACCTTGTCAATAAGATTACGGATACTATTACTATCACTCAAATCACCATTATGAAACTTAACATGATCTTTGACAGTAACAATGTTTGGATGGTCGAAGTTAGCACTACGACGAATAAGCCCGTGAACCTCATATCCTTTGTTTAGTAGTAGTTCTGCTAGGTAGCTGCCATCTTGACCAGCAATACCAGTAATAAGTGCTTTCTTCATTTTTACCTCGTTGATATAATGTATATATTATTGACTACATTGTCAATTAAATTAATTAAAGATTGGTATCTTCCATACCTGCGGTACGAAGACGAACGATATGGCCCATCATAAAATTTTTACTTTCGATAGATTTAATAATGCCTAACCAACGATTTCGCAACAGTGCAACTTCGTTAATAATGGTTTCAAAGTCAATTACTTCTTGTTCGCCATCAACATACTTTTCAGCATCTCGTGAAGTTAATGCACGAGCATAGTGTTCTAGGTATTTTTGAAAATGTTTACGACGAATTTGCCTGAGTTGCAAATTAAGATAGTTTAAAATTGCTTCAATTTCTTGCAATTGATTATAACGATAAGCGGTAATGCCTGGCAAAGCAGTTAAATTTTTTTCAACATTTCCTTTAACTTCAATATCTTTTTCAGCGTTGATTAACTCAGATTCATAATAATTTATAAAATTTGGGATGTTATCTAAGCTACTAACTACTTTGCTATACCACATTATTCCTCAATTTCTTCGTCAGATTCTTCTATATCAAGATGTTCACTGATAGCTGCTTGCATAATACGATCAACGGCTAGTTGTTGTAAATCGTTGTCAGTAATTCCAGCATCAACTAATTCATTGATAACATGGTCTGCAGCTACTTGTCGATCTTTGGCAGAAATATATTCTTTAATAGTTTGCCAAAAAATTGTTAAAAGTTCACCACTCTCACTCATCTTCTATTTCTTCCTTTTTAGTAATAGGAGTATGCTTGCCATACTCCTCCATAATTATATTCAATTGTTCATCTGTCCAATTTTTACGAAATGCTTTTGTAATTTCGCCAGTTACAGGACTTGTATATTGAAGCATATTACCAGCTTTTACAAGAATACCTTCTGATTCAAACATATCAATAAGACCGCTATAAGGACTCATGCCAGTAGT